GCATGGTGATCCGCAAGCAACGCGACATGCCGGCCGGCGGCGAGTTTGCGTTCAGGCTCGAGAGCGTCGTTCTCGGTGTTAACGAAGAAGGCAACGAGGTCACCAGCTGTGTCGTGAAGCCGCTCGACGACCAAACGCCACATCAGCCCCTCAGACGGTCCAAGAAGCTCCCCGACAGCGCCCGTAACGCCTTAGAAAAGCTCGATGATCTCCTCGCCAGAGAGGGCTTTACCCCCCCAGGATCAGATCATATTCCACAGCATGGCACGGTGGTCACTGTAGAACGTTTTCGGCAGCACCTGCGTGACACAGGCGTGACATCCGGAGATCACCCGCCAACAGAGCGACCGCAATGGCGTAGGGCTATCGATAACCTCATGGCTTTCAATGAGATAGCAATCTATATGGATTATATTTGGAGAGTGCGTGTCAAGCCGTGACATAGCGTGTCATTGGCGTGTCACTGTCAGCGTGTCAGCGTGTCAGCGTGTCATCACCCCTTAAGGGGATGACACGACATGACACGGCACGGCACGGCACGCTATGACATGCACCATGAACGACAGCCTGAAGAAGCTATTCGGGTCATGAAGGAAGAAAGAGAAAGACCAGCGCTCGCGCAGACGCGCGTACACGCACGGATGAAGAAGGGCGGCGTTACAGAGCGGCGCCGAGGGCTCAGGCAAGAGCGCCTCAACGCCAAGCATGACTTAGCTTCAGCCCTGATCCGGCTGGTATCTAGGGATGGTGCGACGCCTGTTTATATAGCGGAATTGAGGCGCTGGGCGTGGGCTCTCGGCTATCAATTACCTACACAACCTGAGCGATCAGACTAACGAATTGATATCTCTACGTTAACCTGTTGCATAATATCTATTATGGAAAATGAGAGGCATATCGGGCTGTGACTGCACATCCTCCGCGTGTATCTGTGGCACGGGTCTTGCATACGCGCGGCGGCTCGAGGGCATGCGTGCGCAGTTGGGGAAACGAATCCTGGGCCCCGGACTACCCCATGAAAAATTTAGGGCCACCCTCCGAAATTTTCTGTAGTTTCAAATCATGACCCCGCCCAACCCTCATACGGACCCGCAGGCGCAGTTGATCGCCTTGTTCTCGGCGGATCGGCGTCTGGCGCATCGAGAGTTATTCCGGCATCGGCACACGGATTTATCGCCTGAGTTTCACGGTGAGATGATTGACGCGTGGCATTCTGGGGAGCGCGCGAGTTTCACGATGGCGTTTCGGGGTGGTGGGAAGTCGACGTTGGCGGAAGAGGGGGTGGTGATCCAGGCGTGTCTCAGGGAGTTTCGGAACTGTTTGATTGTGGCGGAGAGTTTGCCGAAGGCGATGCAGCGGTTGCATGCGATTCGGCGGCAGTTTGAGCGGAATAAGGTTTTGCGGGAGGTATTTGGGGGTTTGCGGGGTCATCCGTGGGGTGATGACCGGATTGAGTTGACGACGGGGATCACGATTGTGGCGATGGGTCGTGGGCAGAGCATTCGGGGGACGAAGGCGGAGGATTTGCGGCCTGATTTGATCCTTGTGGATGATATTGAGGACGCGGAGAGCATGCGGACGGCGGAGGGGACGGAAAAGATTCAGCGGTGGTTTTTTGGAGATTTGATGTCGGCTGGTGATGATCCGACGTTGCGGGTGCGGGGTTTGGCGAATGATATGGGGATTGAGTGTTTGGGGAACCGGCTGAAGCACCCGGACAGTGGGTTTGTGGTGCGGGTGTACCCGTGGGAGTTTGTGAACGCTCTCGGGGAGCGGGAGGCGACGTGGCCGGCGCGGTTTCCGTTGGCGGCGATTGATCGGAAGCGGAAGCAGTTTTTCGCGGCGGGTCGGTCGGAGGAGTATTATCGGGATTTCATGTGCCAGAGCCGGGCGCCGGAGGAGAAGGCGTTTACGGCGGAGATGGTGCGGGTTCAGCCGACGGTCAGGACGTGGCAGGCGGTGTATGCGATGTTGGACCCGGCGCGAACGGTTGGGGCGGCGTCGGCGACCACGGGGTGCGCGATCTGGAGCTGGGTGGGGCCGCGGCTGGTGGTGTGGGACGCGTGGGCGAAGAAGATGCTGCCGAGTGAGATCGTGGGGAGCTTGTTTGAGATTGATGAGGTGTATCGGCCGGTTGAGATCGGGGTTGAGCGGGACGGGCTGGAGGAATGGATGATGCAGCCGATCCGGCAGGAGCAGGTGCGCCGCGGCGTGATGTTGCCGGTGAAGGGCCTGAAGGCGCCGAAGGGCAAGACGGATTTTATTCGGGGGCTGCAGGCGTTCTTTTCGGCGGGTGAGGTGGTGTTTGCGAAGGAGATGCCGGAGCTGAGGGCGCAGCTGCTGAACTTTCCGACGCCGCCGATCGATGCGCCGAACGCGCTGGCCTATGCGCAGGTGATGCGGCGGGGCACGCGGATGTATGAGGATTTCACGGGCGGGAACGTGGCGGATGAGCTGGTGCCGATGCGGGGACAGCCGCTGTGGCTCTGCCTGGGCGCGGACGGGCGGGTGGTGACGGCCTGCACGGTGCAGCTGGTCGACGGGGCGCTCCGGGTTTATGGGGACTGGATGCGGGAGGGCACGGCGGCGGAGGTGCTGAAGGATCTGCTGCGGACGGTGGCGCTGGAGTCTGGTCGGGCGGTCAGGCCGGTGTGCGGGCCGGGGCATTTTGATCGGTGGCACAATCATGGTCTGGTGCAGGCGGCGAACAAGCTGGGGCTGACCTTGCAGGCGGGCGTGGCGCCGGAGCGGGGGCGGAGCGAGATCCGGCTGCAGCTGCAGCGCCTTGTGAAGGGGTTCCCGGCTGTGATGGTGGCGTCGGCGGCGCGGTGGACGCTGAACGGCTTCTCGGGCGGGTATACGCGCGCGCTGGAGCGGCACGGGGCGCTTGCGGACCATGCGGAGGCGGGTCAGTATCGGGTGCTGCTGGAAGGCTTGGAGAGTTTCGCGGGTCTGATGGGAGCCGGGATCGTGGAGGAAGACGGCAATGACCGATTCTACAAGGTGCGAGAGGACGGCAGCCGATACCTTGCTCTTCGTGGGCACTAAGCCCGAACTCGATCAGCATATAGACGAGATCGTGAACGACGCGCTTGAGGCAGCCGCGCGGCTGGTCGAGGGTTATGAGCGGGTCGCGCGCAAGCCAAAAACGTGGAAAGAGATCGCGGACGAAATCCGCAGTATAGGACCGGGTCACCATGGCTAAGCCAGCTTCAGGCGCGGCGCTCGCACTGGCTGAAGAGCCCGAGGAAGAGGCCGAGCCGGAGGCACTGAAGAAGCGCGACCGGCAGCTGGGCGACCTGGAGAAGATCAAGGAAAAGCTGATCGATCTGTATCCGAAGATCGACAAGGCATTCCTGGATTCGGCGCCCCGGATCAACGACCAGATGGACTATTGGGATATCTACGACTGCAATCTGTCGGACAATCAGCAATATAATGGCCGCGCGCAAGGGTTTGCGCCGCTGATTGCCGATGCGATCGATGCCCGCGTGACCCGGTTCACCAACCAAATCTTCCCGGCGAGCGGTCATAATGTCGAGGTCGTGACACCCGACGGCGACCTGCCGTTCGAGTGGATGGCCTTGATGGAGCATTATGTCGAGGCGTGTCATCTGCGTGACATGGTGATCCCGGCGGTTCTGAAGAACGGCGATATCGAGGGGCAGTGGAACCTATATGTCAGCTGGGACAAATCCAAGCGCGACGTGATCTACAGGGTCCGCAAAGGACCTGAGATGGACGGGGTCGAACTCGAGCCGGACGAGGCCGATGGCGCCGGAATGGACGACATTAAAACCGAAACGATCCACGCCAACCGGCCCTATGTGGAGGTGATCCCGGACAGCGATATCATCGTGCTACCTCAGGTTGTAGACACGATCGATCAGGCGTTCGAGATGGGGGGCTCCGTCACGATCCTCCGGCGCTGGTCCAAGGCGATGATCGAGAAGATGATCGACGACGGCACCTTCATCAAGAAACAGGCAGACCTGGTGATCGACGCCATGGATTCCGCCAACAAGGCCGGGAAGACGGACGCGGCCAAGAAGCATGTGGACGCCGCCGGGATCGTGTCGGCCGGGAAGTATTGCCTGGGCTACGAGACCTGGACGATGCTCAAGGTCGACGGCGAGAAGAAGTTGTGCGTGGCGTATTTTGGCGGGTCCGATGTGATCCTCGGCGTGAAGGAAAATCCGTACTGGTGCAACCTTTGTCCGCTTCTCTCCGCGCCCGTGCGTAAGGTGGCGAAGGCGTTCAAGGGGATCCCGATCGTCAAGAAGGCGGCTCAGCTGCAATATCTGGCGAACGACTGGCTGAACCAGGGGGCGGACAGCTCGACCTACACGTTGGCGCCGATCGTGATGACCAACCCGATCTCGAATCCGCGCTTGGGCTCGATGACGCTGGACGTCTCGGCGATCTGGGAGGTCGACCCGAACTCGACCAGGATCGTGGAGTTCCCGAAGCTCTGGCAGGACGCGTTCGAGCTGATCGGGGCGGTCAAGGCGCAGATATTCCAGTCGCTGAGCGTCAATCCGTCGATGATCCCCGGGCAGACCGGCGGCAAGGGCAAGAAGCTGAGCCAAGCCGAGGTCGCCA